TTTACAGAACCTGCTGCTTTTATATTTGTAATTCCGATTTTAACTTTACTATTTGCTGCAGTTCCTGCACCAATTGTTTCAATTTGGAATAGATTGTATCTATCACCAGAAATTGTTTGTGATTGAATATATGGAGTTACTGCTTCTTGTGCATCAAATGTAAATAATTGGTCATCCAATACCATTACACTTGCAGTTGTATTTGCACCAAGTGTTACACTATGGTTTTTGAAAAATCCGTATACATATGCACCTTTAGCTCCTAATGGAGATGTACCAAATGTTGCTTCAATATCGTTTGTGTCTTGAGAATCAATTGATGATGTTCCTGCAAAATTTGTTGAACCACTTATACTAATGATAAAATCACCATTTCCTAATGTACTACCTGTGAATGTTGTACTAGTTAATCCTGTTGTTAATGTGTTTTTATCGGTAGGGAATAAAATACCAACTGATGCCGATACTGACCCCGTACTTATTGATATTAGTAAAGGATTTTGTGCAGTATATCCACCAATACCTGCTACTCTACAAATAGTTGCAGTTCCTGCTTCTCTTAAATATGATTGTACTGCTAAAGGAGTATAATATGTGTCATCAACTACACCATACAATGTTTCAAACTCAGCTTGTGAATTTACGATTGTTGGTACTAATGGGCCTTCTTTGAAAGGGCCGATGAATGCTGCTCCGATGTCAGCTACACCTTGTTGTAAGAATGAAAGGTCGTTTTCTTTTGTAAATACGCCTGGTGATACTATCTTTTCTGCCATTTTATATGCTTTAATTTAAATTTATTAATTCTCAATATAAATATAAAATTTTCAATCAAAACAACAAAATCTTATTTGTATGTTGGAGAGAAATAATCGTATACTTGTCCTACTGATGCTGCCGATTGTAATGTATTGTAGAATAATACAGGTCCAACTTGTCCGTTCCAGAATGTTGTTCTTGCACTATTACTACCAATTGTTAAATAGTTTGTAGATGATGGTGCCGTAAATGCTGCTGCGGTAAATGTTCCAACTGATGTTTTATCTACATAAACTGTTACAGTTCCTGATGGTTGGAATGTTGCTGAAATCATATACCAAACGTTTGATGGCAATGAAGTCGTTAATTGTGCACTATTACCTAATGTACTACCATAGAATTTTACTCTATTTAAAGTAGAACTATCACTTGATTCAATTGCTAAACCATAAAAACCTGCGTAGTCAAAAATGTGTCTTGTAGTTGTACCTAATGTTGTTGTAGGTCTAATCCACATATGAATTGTACCAGTATTAGTATTAAATTGAGATAAACCACCATTTATATTTGATGCTGTATCTTTATAAAATAAGTCACCACCATCAAAAGAATAATATCTTTCTTTTCTGCTTGCACCATTATTATAAGATGGATTTGAACTTGCTAATTCTAAAGGTGATTGTGCACCCGGTCTAACACCTGTACCATACCCACTCATATCTAATACATCCACCGTTGGTGTTCCTGTTGATGGTAGTGTTGATGATGCGAATGATTGAGTTTTTGCAGGTTCTAAATACATTCTTAAACCAGATGATGGAATGTGAGGTTGAGTTTCTGTTCCTTTGTTATGTGATATTAAACCATTTGAAATATATACATCCGCATTTTCTACATTCACAGTTACGATTTCTACATCTGCAGTTACTATTTCTATATTTGTAATTTCAACTTCTGTTTCATCTTGCATTATTACTTTATCTCCAGGTAAAATATCACCTACATTTTTGAATTTATATTTTTCAATTTCATTATCCCAAACATATAATGGGTGAGTTTCGGTTGCATTTATCAAACCATCGTTAAGAGAGAAATATCCAGATGCAAAATTGAATATTAAATCGGAAACGGTTACATTTTGTGTATTGCCTGATATTTCCGTTTGTTGAAAAAATCTCCATTCAGTTTCATCAGAGTCAGTACCATCCAAAGTTTCATCAGGTAATCCAGTTGGAACCCAGGCTTTTATTTCATCACCAAGATTCAAATCTTCAACATTTATTTCCGTACCATTTGCTAATTGTATTTTTGTACCAAATAATAGACAAAAATCAGGTTGATTAATTGTATTATAAACATCTACTGCGTATAAAGTTTTAGTAGTTACTGTACCATAATTAGTTGCATTGAGATTATAACCATCCTCATATTTCATCGTTAAAATTGAACTAGCTTCTGAATAGTTTGCTGCTGCAACTGCTGCAGGTGTTAAAGGAACTATGGTTGGGCCTGTTCCAAATGTTCTAGTTCCTGCTGTAAAGTTTACATTATCAAATGAACAAGTATAATTGTTTGCAACTTGTTGAACTTTAGAATAAAATAAAGAACCTGTTGAACTAAACGAAAATTGTGCATTTTCAGTTGTACTTTCTACTACATAAGTAAAAGTTGGAACCGTTACTGTAATATTATCGGTTGCAAATCCTAATAATGAACCATTTGCAGTATTACCACCCAATCCACCAATTGAAGCTGCTCCTGGTCTCGCTGAACCACTTACTGCTCTATATAAATTTCCTAATGATAAATTTGTTCTTGCCATAGTATAAAGTGTTATTCTCCGTTATAAATATCTAAAAGTTTTTGTTTCCACTCATCTTTATTAGAAAAGTTTTTAATCATCCAATTCTTAAGTTTTTCAAATTCTGCTTTACGGGTTTCGTAATCATCCTGACAAATTGTTTCGTAGGTTTCTTTAAATGTTTCCTTATCAATCGCTTTGTACTTATAGTCAAGTGGAACATGCCATGTTTCATGTAATATTGGTAGTTTACCCCAATCGACTGCTTCAAATATTCCATATCCAAATGGTTCATGTTCAAAACAAGAATGAGATATTCCCCAATCAAGTCCATAGAACTTTTCTTTATATTTGTAATCAAACTTGTAAACTTTTGATTTTTCAAATTTGTATCCATATTTCTTTTTATAATATTTGTCAAATGTTTCTGAATTAGTAGAAATAAATCCACCCAATCCATCCATATATTCAACATTCTTTCTACCTTCAACTCTTGCTGCGTATCCTAATTCTATTGAGTTTGAAAGTTCTTTGTTTTGTGTAAATGTATAACTATTTGGTATGTGATGTAAGTTTTCCGTTTGATATGGAAAATGATACAACCCTACCCAAATTTTATTTTTAATTTTGTTTATTAATTCTGATTCATATTCCCAATTTCCGTACCAATGTAAATATTCATCTTTACCCATTTGTGCCATTAAAGACACTTTTGTAAGATTATGAAACACAATAGAATCAATCCTTTCTAAATTGTTGTGAACTGCAGTGGTTGGGGTGTAATGACCATGTAATATATGTATCTTTCTTGCACCTTTAAGAATTTCATCAATTTTTAACTCATTGGTTTCCCAAATATGGTCTATGTCAATTGGAAATTCTTCGTAATTTGTAGGTTTATGTCTATGGAAAATAAGAAGTGGCTTCACTTCTAAATCAGGTGCCACTTCTTTTATCCAATTAGTTACCCATATATCAGCTCCGCTATTGAACCAGGGTCCTCCTGCGGTAGTGTAATAAACATCGTACATTTATTATAAACCTTTTGAATATTATTTAGATTTGCAATTATCGCATTTACATTCGTAATTATCTAAATCCATTCTTAATTTTTCGATTTGTGATTGTTGTTCTTTGATTGCTTCTACCATTAAACCCATCATTTTTGAATAGTCTAATGCTAAGAAACCATCATCTCTAGTCTTAACTACTTCTGGTAAAACTTCTTGTACTTCTTGTGCTATCAAACCTGTTTTAGGAGTTGATTTTGTTACTTCATTCACATCATCATTCCATTCCCAAGTTACACCATTCAATTTAGTTACTTTTTCTAAAGCGTTTGGAATAGTTTGAATGTTATTCTTATGTCTTTTATCCGAAGTATAGAATGCTGTGATATCACCTGTTGCAGTTATTGCTCCATTAATTGTTAATCCTGCAAAGGTTGGTGAGGATGAAGTTGCTACTGCTTGTCCGATTGAGATTGTTACTGCTCCGGTTGCTCCACTTACACTTACACCTGTTCCTGCAACATTTGAAGTTACACCTGTGTTTGTAATTGTTACTGCACCAGTTCCAGCTGATACTGAAATTGCAGTACCCGCTACTGCTGAAGTTACACCCGTATTTGTGATTGTAACGGCGCCCGTTGCACCTGATACTGAAATACCTGTACTTGCTACATTTGAAGTTACACCTGTGTTTGCAATTGTTATAGCTCCTGAACCATTATATGATGTACCACTTAATCCCGTACTAATTGTTAAAGTTGCTAAGTTAGAACCTAATGAAATACCACTAATTGTTGAGTTTGTTAATTGTGCATTTGAAATACCTGTAATTTGTGATGAGCCTGATACTAAGTTTGCTATTGTTATATTTGCAGAACCATCAAATGAAGTTCCGTTAATTGTTCTTGCAGTTGTTAATGCTGCCGCAGTTGTTGCAGTTGATGCGTTACCTGTTAATGCTGCCGTAATTGTACCTGCACTAAAGTTACCACTTCCATCTCTTGCAACGATTGCGGAAAC